AATCATACCGATGCCGGAATATCGGTTACCGATGAAAGGGCCATGCATGTTTCTGCAGTTTGGGCGTGCGTTCAATACATCGTTAATTCTGTATGCTCATTGCCTATCAATTTTTATCGAAGGACGTCAACAGGACGCGAAGAATTAGATAATCATTATTTGGTTGATCTTTTCCATCGATCGCCGAATGCGTTAATGAAACCGCGCGATTTTCGAAAGGCAATGACAACGCAATTAGCGATTTGGTCAAATGCATACGCCTATATTGAATGGTCTGGCAATAGGCCCATTTACATTTTACCGTTAAGAGCTGGGCGCATGACTCCCTATATCGGGGAAACCGGCGATCTCACCTATCATTATGCGACTAATGACGGTGTGAAAATCTATGCGCAAAAATCAATTTTGCACATGAAAGGCTTAGGAATCGATGGGATCAGCGCCTTGGAACGTGTCAATTATGCGCGCGAATGTCTTGGTTTATCAGTTTCGGCTGATGTTTATGCGGCGAAGCAGTTCAAAAATAGCGGGCACCCAGGCGGCGGTTACTTAATGCTCGACCAATGGTTGACCGATGATCAACGCAAACAAGCACGGAAATTATACGACGGATTATCCGAAACCGCTTACAACAAGGGAAAATTATGGATACTCGAAGGCGGCATACAATATAAAGCAGACAGTTTGAATCCCGATCAAATGCAAATGTTGGAAACGCGTAAGATGCAATTAAGCGAAATCGCGCGTTTTTGGGGCGTTCCTGAAGCATTAATCGGCGCGGGAACCGGTGGTGCGAGTTCATGGCCCGCTTCATTTGAGCAACAAACATTGTCGTTTTTAACGTTTACATTGCAGGATTACATAGACGAATGGGAATCCGCATTGCGTCATAGTCTTTTACCACCTCAGGATAGACGGAACATAATCATCGATCACGACGTTTCCCAATTCATAAAAATGGATTCGGTTGCGCGAGGCCAATATTTAGGCACCCTCACTCAGAATGGTTTGATGACGCGCAACGAAGGTCGTGCCACGCTCAATATGCCAGAAAGGCCAAACGGTGACGAATTAACGGCACAAGTAAATTTGGCACCATTGGATAAACTTGGACAAACAGCGCAAGCTAGCGCGCCGCCAACGACACCAATTCAGCAATAAGGAACTGACATGGAAAAGGTAAAACTTGCGATCGATTTGTGTGAATTGAAATTCGCCAAAGGCGATAACGGACAATTTGAGGGCTACGCCTCTGTCTTTAATAGCGTTGATTCCGGCGGCGATACCATCACGCCAGGCGCTTTTTCTGAAACGCTCAAAAACGATCCTGCGCCGAAAATGTTTGTTAATCATGATTCATGGACAATACCGGTTGGCGATTGGGTGAAGCTTGAAGAAGACTCCAAAGGTTTATTTGCCGTTGGGCAAATCGATCTTAATCACAATGATGGGCCATCGCTTTATAGTGCCATGAAACGAAAAGCAATGGACGGTTTATCAATTGGTTTTAAAATTCCGCCAAATGGCGCGGTTTGGACAGATCCAAACTACGAATTTAGGACGATCAACGCGATTCAATTAAAAGAAATTAGCGTCGTCAATTTCCCAATGGAAACACAAGCGCGCGTCACCGGCGTAAAAGCGGAAATTGAAACCATTGAAAGTATAAGAGAGGCCGAAGCGTTCTTGCGTGATGCCGGAACGTTCTCGAAATCGGCGGCGATTGCTTTTCTAAGCCGCGTCCGCGCTCTTGTTCGTAGTGATTACGAAAAAGAACAGCAGGACGAATTAGAAAGGCTAAATAGTCGACTAAATTCGAAAAATGTAACGTCGAGTTTAGTTCAATTTATTGATAATTTAGGGGACAAGAAATGACATATAAAAGCAACATGACGTCCGACCAGGCCGAAAATCTGGTTGATTTAAAACAGGTTGAAGCATCAATCGAAAAGAAATTTTCTGCTATCGAAGATGTTGTTAAGCGCATTGAAGCTACTGCTAAGGAATCGGGTTCTGTCTCGACTGAATTGAAAAGCGAAATCGATAAACTCGCCGGTGAATATAACGGCCTTTATGATCGCATTCAGGCAATGGAGCAAAAAGGCATGCGTTTACAGGAAGAGGCGCAGGGTTATGATCTTGGCGCCGAATTTGTTAAATCTGACGCTTATCAATCCATCGTCAAAGGCAATACTAGTCGCGCTCGATTCGAAGTAAAAACGGCGATCATCAATGCAACCGGTCAAAATCAACCTTTGGTTCCCGCAGATCGTAGTGCGGGCATTATCTCTGGACCAAACCGCGTTTTGCGCGTCCGCGATTTGATGCCATCAAGCCCAACGACTTCAAATCTGATCGAGTTTGTAAAGGAAAACGTTTTTACAAATAACGCAGGTCCGCAAGTAGGCGGTTCACCGGAACAATATGAAAACGTCACGAAGCCAGAATCGGCTATCACTTTCACGCTTTCCACGGCGGCGGTTCAAACCTTAGCGCATTTTATTCCAGCATCGCGCCAGGTTATTGAAGATTCGCCTTCATTGCAAAGCTTTGTAAATGGTCGATTGACTTATGGCTTGAAACTTAAAGAGGAAACGCAGCTTGTTTCCGGCACGGGTTCAAACGGTGAGTTGAACGGGATTTATACGCAGGGGACTGCATATACTCTACAAAGCCCGAATTTGACAAATCGCCTGGATATTATCCGCGATATGATCAAGCAAGCGCAGGTATCAGAATATATGCCAGATTTTATTCTGATGAATCCTGTTGATTGGTATAACATCGACGTGATGAAAATCAACGCAAGCGATGATCGTTATGTGGTTGGCGATCCGCGCATGTTGAGCACGCCTACGTTGTGGGGTATCCCAATTGTCCTGTCAAATTCCATCACCGCCAATACCACGTTGGTCGGTAATATGGCATTGGGTTGCGAAATTCGTGACCGACAACAAGCCGTCGTTGAAATGTCACTGGAAGATAGCACTAACTTTCAGAAAAACATGGTCACGATTCGCGCAGAAGAACGCATCGCGTTAGTCGTTTATCGTACCACGGCATTCATCAAGGCAGCTTTACCAGCGTAATAACGACTTAATGTAGTTAAAAAAGAGGAAAAACGGGGCAAAATCATCGAAATATGGTGGTTTTGTCCCATTTTTTTAAATGGTGGCAAATGAAAATAGAGATGATTTCCATGGCGTTTACGCCTTTTGGAGTGCTTGAAAAAGGCGAAATATTAACGACAAAGCGTTATCCAAAGGACTTTTTGCAGCATTTGGTAAACGATTGTGGCGCCGCAAAGGTGCTCGATTATGAAACCAAAGTAGAGATAATCGAACAGAAAGTTATCGCTCCCGAATTGGATAAAAAAAAAGAACTTTCGCAATCATCGCCAGTGGTCCAAGTCTCACACCGACAGACGTTGACAAGATCAAGGGCAAAGTCGAAAAAACAATAGTCATAAATGATAATTATAAGATCGCACCCTGGGCAGACATTCTATATGCATGTGATTCTAAGTGGTGGAACTGGCATAACGGGGCACCGGAATTCAAAGGCCGTAAAATCACGCAAGATAAAGCAGGCGGCATAGAAACCGCGAAAAAATACAATCTTGAATGCATAATTTCGGAAAGCAAACCTGGTTTAAGCATCACGCCTGGCATCATTCATCAAGGCGAAAATTCGGGCTATCAAGCGATAAATTTAGCTTATCTAATGGGCGCGCGGCGTATTATTTTACTTGGTTACGATATGCAAATAAAAGGCAAACAAACGCATTGGTTTGGCGATCATCAAGATAAATCTGTTTCGCAATATCAATCATTTAGAGTTAGATTTGATCAAATGGCGGGGCATGCTAAAGAACTTGGTCTGGACATTATTAATTGCACTCGCGATACCGCATTAACTTGCTTTAGAAAAATAAATCTTGAAGATTGTTTGACACAATTGTAAAACGTGATTATACTTTTGTATAAATCGTGACGTCGGGTCACGATATTTACAGGAGCAATATCAATGTCAAATTCAAAATCTCAAGCAAAAAAATCCAGTGAAACAATTGATATCACTGTTTGCGCACGCGATACGGCAACGTTTGCGATTGTTGGCACTGCGCCATTAATCATGAATCGAATGGCAGAAAAAGCACGCCAACAATTATTATTAGGCGCGGGTAAGAAAACCGCAGCAGAAAAAGCGGGAAATGCTAAACATGATCCCATAGCGGAATATAGATCTTCGGTTTATCGGATGCGCGATGAAAAATCGCCTACTATCCTCGGTTTTCCTTCTAGCGCATTTAAGGCAGCAATGGAAACCGCAGCGCTTGAAACCCCCGGAGCCAAAAAGGCTCAAATAGGTCGATTGGTTAGCGTTCCTTGGGATAATGTCGCGATATATGGTGAGCCGCAAGTTTTATGCTCGATTACGCGATCATCAGATATGAAACGAACGCCAGATGTGAGGACGCGCGCAATCATTGAGCGATGGGCGCTCGAATTTACCGTTTCATTTGTCACACCAACATTACGCGCGCCAATGGTTGCGACATTACTCGCTAATGCTGGAATTGTTTGCGGTATCGGCGATTGGCGACAGGAAAAAGGCGCGGGCAGCTTTGGTTCATTTCGCGTCACTAGTGTTGACGATCAAGAATTTTTGGAAATAAAAAACATTGGACGCGATGCGCAAGAATTAGCATTGGCGGAACCGACAGCGTTTGATGCGGAAACCGAAGAGCTGCTTGAATGGGCGCAGGTTGAAACGAAGCGTCGCGGCATTAAGTTGGCGAGCTAAGGAGTGGATCATATGAATTTAACTCCCGAACAAAAAAAACGGATTGAGGAAATTCGTCGAGAGAACGACGGCATTTTACGTCCTTCCGATTTGATTTTCGATGCACAATCGGAATTATCGCCTTTATATCCTCTATTTGAATGGGACGATGCCAAAGCGGCGCATAAACATCGATTAGATCAGGCGCGCGCGATCATTACGTCAGTAAAATACGAATTAAAAATCGGTGATTCTGTTCGCACTACGGTTGCTTACGTTCGCGATCCTGAACAAGCGCGTGATACGCAAGGCTATGCAGCAGTATCCGATTTGCGGAGCGATCCAGATCGTGCGCATGCCGCCTTGGTCGCTGAATTCAAGCGCGTGGCGTCGATGTTGACTCGCGCGCGAGAATTGGCGGCAGTTTTGTCGATGGATGACGATGTCGATTCGCTTTTGGATGAAGTGGTTAAGGTTCAAAAGAAAATCGTTTTATCAGCACCGATTGCGCAGCAGTAGATTAATTATAAATTAGCGAGGCAAGGCAGGGCGAGGCGCGGCATGGCTTGGCAAGGCAGGCGTGGCGAGGCAGGGCAGGGCATGGCTGGGCACGGCATGGCACGGCTGGGAATGG